GATTCAGGTTCCACCTCAAACTCATCATCATCATCATCTTCTTGAAGTTTTGCTGACAACATGGCTTTAAGATGGGGATCAAAAGCTTCCTTAAGAGCTAGTCTAGCATTTTCAAGTGCAATTTCTTTAACTGCACGAGCATCTGCTATAGCTTCGTTAAGTAGATCACTCATAAACATTCTCCAATATTTTATATTGTTAACTATAGTTATTATTTGTGGGAACTATAATAGAAATTACCTAATATTTTGACTCTATATAGATTAACATAGAGTATTAACTAATAATAAATATAACAATAAAATATTTTTTCTTGAAAAATTTATTTTTTTACATTATTATACTTATGTCGTATTTTAGCTAATGTTTTTTTTCTTCTTCTATAATCTGATGGCTTTTCATAAAAGGATCTTCTTTTTAATTCTACTAATAACCCCGAATCCTTTACTTTTCGTTTAAGTACTCTTAATGCAGCTTCAACATTATTATTTATTACTTCTACCTGTAACCCCGATTTTGATTTCATATCATTTTTTTCTCAAACATTTTATGTATTTCTTTTCTAACAATCTCTTTAAGTTTTTTTGCCGCTGCTATATTTTTCTTAAAAGATTTTAAATATTCAGTAGCTAAATATCTCTCCCTACCATATTGAGCTTTAGTCCACTTCTTTTTCATAGACTCTGGCATTGATTCATATTTTTCTGTTAAATCATTATTTACAAGCCATGCAACCCTGCGCGCGTCAGCATTACATAATCTTTTATATCTATTTTCTTCTAAAGTTTTCAACCACTTTTTTATCTCTTTTACGGATGTTTTTTTCATAGCTACCTCCTAATGTTTTCTAATATAATATCCCGAATTTTAATCGCCCTCAATTAATTGAGCTTCACTTAAACATCCGCGAGCAATTGCGGCATGAGCATCAGATATAATTTTAATTTCACTCACATTAATTGGAAATGTCTCTTGATCAAACTGTTCATTAAACACCTCTAAAAACCCCTTAACTAGTGAGGTTCCCCCACCAATTATTATTGGTACATCATCAGGAAATTGTGGGACATTTGCAGTTCCTTCAAATTGTACTTTTAAATTTGTTAACAGATAATTTATAAGCGCGCCATAATAACTTCTTATAGCATGCATAACGTTATATTCTTCCGATCCCTCCCCATAAATATCTTGTGTAACCCCCTTTGTAAGATCTAATTGATTAGATGTTTCTTTTATTTGTGTTACCTTAGCAATTGGAACTCCCGTATCAACACTAACATTATTATCTACCCAATCGCCTCCTCTAGCAACAGAAAATGAAATTGCTGACATTCCCTGATACATAACTGAAATATTACACATCCCGGCACCCATAGAAATTGCGATGCCCGTTAATTCATTATCTACTAAACCTTCATATGCTAATGCTACAGCTTCTTCTATTTTTTTTGTTGTATAACCATACCCTTCTATGATTGTATGTAAAACATCTTCATGGTATGTTGTCTCACGCTCTTGATCAATGGGCTTAGCTGGAATACAATATACACAAGTTTCATTTTCTTTTGAAGTGCCAATTAATTCCCCTATAATAGCATTTAATATAGGTAAAGAATCTCTTTCTGTGGGATTTAAAAGACCACTTTTCATTGGGCGTCTTAAAATTGATGTACTAAAAATTTGTGCATAATTAAATGCGTGCTGTCCAACAATATGAACCTTACCGGCCTTTTCAACAAAGGGAATTTTTTGTCGCTTGAGCATACGTTTTGCCTGTTCAGCATCACCATCAACAGTTAAAAAAGCATTTCTCTGCTTTTTAATAAAATCTTCTTTTGCCGCTATATAAAACGAAGTTCCGCAATCGAGCCCTACTGCCATATTAAACTCCCCTTACGCGTACTTTATTTACAATTAATAATTCTAAAACATCATCCAGATATCTTATATCAAGATCGAGAATAAAATTAGAGCCCTTCCCAGCACCAAAATCATAATCTTTACCAGTTTTTAATCTTAATTTATCAAGAATCTTCTTTGTTTTGCGCTTTTCCACTTCTGGGATCTGCATCTCGACCCTTTTCCTAGCCTCATTCAGCTTTTGAATCTCATCTTGAATAATTTCTTTAAGTTTTAATTTTGTTAGTTTCATTTTAATTTCTTCAATTTATCTTTTTGAGTTTTCACTTTGCCTCTTTTAATTTCATCCACTTTAATTTTTATTTCATCCGGATCGCCTATAAAAATGTCTTTTCGAACATCAACATCAACAGCTTTGAGACTTTTCTTTTTAAAGGGGGCTGTCTCATAATCACCTAATGTCGATTCCCCACTCCTTTTTATCCACATCGGAGGTATATTTTTTATAAAATACCTCAAAATTAACCACCCAGCTAATGCAATTTGCCAAATAACTAAACTATATAAAATAAGATGCTCTAAATGATGGACGTATTCTTTCATCTAAGTATCAATCAGATTCATTATCCCCAGACCAATTAGCATCTATATAATTAAAAAATTCTTTCTTTTTATCATCGGGTAACTCGGCAGGTCCTGAAACTCCAAATTTCTTTAACACTCCCATAAAAAATTGTTGATACTCATTTTTATCACCCTTTACAGATTCGGATTTATCATCTTCAGTTATTTCTTTAATTTCATAATATCGATTCAAAATTGACCCCATATCTTCATAAAGTGCAGTTAATCTCTGACTAGTTGCATTATGTTCTCTTGCTGCCTTTTTAAATTCTTTTATCATACCATGTAAAGATTTCATATTACGATTTATAGATATTTTATCAAACCAGTCACTCGTTTCTGATAATATATGAGAATGAGCAGCTTCTGTAATCTTGACTAATTGTTCTGCAAGATCCATTATATTTGACATACTATAAAGTTGCTTGCCTACATCATTATACCCCGCGACTCCCTCGACTACTTCATATCTATTAATTTTTAGATCCTCATCTTCAAATATCTCGCTAAGTAAGTCTTTTAGCTTTTTCATTTTTTTCTCCTACCTATATTAATTAATTTAGCTAAATATTATATTGCTCGTTTTAGTGGTTTTAATCCTGTGCGTTTAGCATATTTTATAAGCTTGTCTTTACCACCACTACGAACAATATCACCAATATCGTTTGGGGGCGAATCATATATATCAAAGATGCTAACAATAAAAGTACCAATTTTCTTTCCCTTACCAGGAAATACCTTTTCTAATTCATATTCTAGATCATCCATAAATCTTTCTTCTTTTGATGTCATCTCTAGCTTATGCCATTGATAATAGCCCTCGTGTAGTTTATCCCAGCTTTTCCCATGTGGGTATAATTTATCCAAATGTTTTTTTAATTGATTATGTATCTTAAGGAATTGCTTGACAAAATCTTTAATTTTTCTATCCCCACTAAAATCTGCATGTCTTCCCGAAAACCAATCTAAATTTTCTATTTTATCCCCCAATTCATAAAACACATTTCGCATTGACGTCGCCCGCTCTTTCAAAAGTTCTTCCCCCCCAACATTAAAAACTTCAATAAAGGGCTTCTCTATCTCCCCCTTTATTTTTTCTATTAAATTTAAAGAAGGTTTCTTTTCTATATGTTTAACTTCTTTTTTCTTTTTTTTATGGGAAATCCCATACATTTCTTTTACAAAGCTTGCATATTTCATTGTTATTGACCTCGCATTATATCATTTATAATAGATTCAACTCTACACCATTTTCCACAAGTTCTACCACTGTGGGACTTTACATTCTCATTTAACGGCCCCATAAATGCTCCTTGAGTAGATGGATTAGAAACAAAATCGAATGCTATTAAATCAAAGTCTGGTTGAACTTCAACTGTATCATTTCCATCATCCTCCTTTATCTCTTTTACTGTGCCTAGCCCGCGGGATGAAATTCCAAGTTTAATACCCGCCTTTAAAAGCTCCTTTAATATATTTCCTGATGGAGTTCCTAATATTTCTATAGTACCTACCAAATCATCATTAGACCAATGCATTTCAAGAATATTATGAGAAGTATTTTGTAAATTAACCACTTCACTATCTGGATGATCAAGTTCTCCCAACGCCCTATGCTCTTTAATATTTGTACCCACATATTTTTTAGCTTCGCGCTGTAAAACTTCTTTAGGATATATTCGGCCATTTTGATTGCGGGTGTCAGCGCGCTGTAAAATTCCCGATACAATTATACGGCCATTATTTTTTTCTAATGATTCTCGTATTTGCTGGGGATTAATTTCAAAAGGTAAAAAATCCACTAATAATGTTCTAGTTTCCATTACAGCCCTCCCCGATATACAAATGATACATTACCCACTGTTCCTGCCGCATTAGTCCTCCTCCAAGCAACTGGATTAATATCTAATCTGATGGGGCCTGCATCATCATCAAGAAACGATCCCGTTGTATAAGTACTCACACTACCAGATTCATATGCAAATGCATAAGTTCCACCAGCATTTACTAATACATACGCTGGTCGATCAACTACAGTTTCTATAGCTGGTGTAGTAACTTGTCCATACACTTTTAACGGTAATGGTTTTGGGCTTGATTTGGTACTATCATCTGGGTCTGCTCGATATCCCATTATATATCTCCTAAATTATGTCCATGAAGTGCGTTTAATCCAAATATCTCTTAAAATTGATGCAACTTCTTTACGTATCACTTTTTTTAAAAAATCCAAATCCTGTGTACTAATATCTTCTTTTACTAACTTATAACCGGCAGCTTTTAACGCGGGTTTAATTTTTTTTTTCCGCTCTTCTTCATTATCTGAAAATGCGTTAGGGGTACTATATCCATCAACATCTCCAGTCGTTGTTATTTCATCTAAAAATTGCTCATAATAAATATCCGATATTAATTGCCGCAATTTAACTTCAAAATTGTTACCCACTTTTTTTCAACTGTTTCAAAAGTTCATAATATCTAATCATTTGCAAAACACTTGAATCTTTTACAATTGGTGACGATATATTAGTACCGCACAATATTGAAATAGACTTAATAACTTCATCAAGTTTAATTCTGGAAATTTTATCATCAACTTTTTTACTATACTTGAGCAATTCTTGTTTAAGTTTTGGAATATGCTGCTCAATATACTCCTTTAAAGAATTAGTATTAGAAACATTATTAATATAAAATCGTAATAAGTTTTTTTGATTAGAATCTAAATGAGAATATTTTTGATTAAATTTTTCTAACATAATTTTATATGTTAAAATTCTAAGATCCTCATTCTGAGATATGTTGGGACTAACCATTTCTGATAATTTAATGGTACTTTTAGTAGTTATATTTTCCATTATATTAAAATAGGTTTCTGTCTTTTCTTCTGGCGATAATTCATTATCATGCTCAAAAAGTTTATAAATGGACGCATAAATTTTATAATTTGGTATTTTTGAAGAAAAAAGTTTATTAATATCAAATTTATCTTTTATTTCCCGTATTAAATTATATTTTTCTCTCCTTAACTGAGATAAATTAAGAGAGGTTCGAACTTTCAAAACTTCATTAATGAAATAATTAGCTTTTTTATCACTATTAAACTTTTTATTTATTAAAAGATTATAAAGACTCCACTCCTGACCCAATTCAGTATTAAAGTTAAATTTTTCTTTTATAAGTTTTAATGCTGCGCTTTTTTTCTTCTTATCTAAAACATCAGAAGTAATCTGTCTAAGTAAAAATTCAAAAAGTAATCCCGTATTTCTAATTTTTTTATGGACAATTTTTTTAGCCATTAAAGTCTCCACTATTTTGCGTATATACTATCATATATAAATATAATTTTTGTAAATTTATCTCTACTTTACTGTTATTTTTCCCCCTCTTTATTTTCCATATCACTAGCCCCATCATCCAACAGTGCGCCCTCACTTAAAAGAGCTGCATTATTAACATCTTTATCATATCTTAATTTTAATTCATCTAATACACTCTCCTTTTTAACAATCGTTGCTCCCTTTCCTGGATATAGGGGGCTTCCACCTTTAAATTCTGGCTTATCAAACCGAGCTGGCTCATATTTACCAGCATCTCTTAAATCCTTTGACGTGGCCTTTCCATAATCTACATCTGAATACTGTGGTCCCTTTTCAGATCCACCCCACTGTCCCGGCTCAGCTGCAACTTCTCCGACGGCTTCTTCGGAAGTGGCTGGATCATTTCCTTCAGTTTCAATTTGCTCCATTCTAAAGTTTTGCTTTCTGTCTTCAATAATACCATTAAAAATATTACTTTTTTCATGATCATTCAAGTCAAATATTTTATTATAAACCCATTCACGACTAAATATTTTAGTGTCCATTGAATCTCTAGCTATGGCGATCTGTCTTTCTAAAAGTTCTAATTTTTCTTGTTCATGAATCATTGAAGGTTGAGAAAGTTCTAACTCAAAATCTAATAATTCGTGATCTTCAAATCCCTGCACATATAAATGAATTATAGCGATCTTTTCTAATTCGGATGCGACAATTTTTTGAAATCTTTCAATTGTGCGTGCAAATCGAACATCCTCTGCTGCTAAAGTAGCTTTCGCCCCTATTCCCTCCTCATATCCGAGAAAAGCTTTCGGAACTTTTAATGCTGCCATTAATTTATTACGTAAATATTCAATATCATCGATAGCACTATCATTTGTCAATCCGGGTAAAGTTTCAATCTCAGTTCCACTATCACTTCCCCGAACAGGTAAGTAATAATCTTCAGTAACTGATTCGACATTATAACGTAAATTATATTCGCCAGTATTTTGATCAATAACAGGAATCTTTTTCATTTTATTAATAATTTTTTGCATAAAATTATCAACTTCATTTGGTGGAATATTTCCAATATCAATCTTAAATATTCTTTTTTCTGGTGCTCTCATAATTCTATGAATAAGCATCGCATCTTCCATCAATGTCAACTGTTTCCAAACTCGCCTCGCACCTTCAAGTGTTGATTTTCCATAAGGTAAATAATTTGAATCTGTTAAAAGTCTAAAATGACCTATTTCATAATTTTCATATAATTTCTTATTCGTACCATAAGCATTGGTGTCACCAATAAGCTCATACTGAACTAGCTTAGGATTGCTGGGATCATGATCTTCTAATCTTGATACTTCATATGGAGACATCGGTCTAACATTTACTATTCCATACTTATCCATTATATCTAAAAATAAGAAAAAATCACCATATTTAGTTAAGTTTCTTATCCACGACCATAAATTAAACTCAATATTTAAAATATTATAAAAAAGATTATGGAGTATTTTATAAAGCTTTGCATTATTAGTTTTTATTTTTAATACTTGCCCATCTGGACCCTTTAATGTAGATTCATCAGAATATATATCTAATGCTGATGAAATAATGGGGTCTGTATCCATTAATTCATAATCTCTAAACAGTTCTCTGCGGGCATATTCATAAGCATTCCTAGAATTTTGAGCGCTAGCGTGTGCTGTAGTTCCCATCAATTTTGTATATCTATCAATAAAATTAGACGTTAATCCCACTTGAGAAAAATCAACATCTTTTACCACTAAACGATTATCCGAAGTTTTTCTAACAACAATACTATTTCTAAAAAGCCTTCTTAATCTATTAAATATATTATCTTGTTCTGCCATAAGTACCTCTCACCGTATTATAAAAGCCATTTTAAACTTTCTTTTTCCCCATTAATATCTATTTCCCAATTATCATCTTTTGAAGATGGTTTTCCTTTAGAAAACCCCCCATCATATCCTTTATTGCTACTTAATAATGATCCTAACATAGCGCGCTGATAATCATCTTTTTCTTTTTTTAATCTTAATGCGGTATCTCTTACCCACAATGTAATAGAATAAGACATTACTAAATCATCATTATAACTATTCATAGCTACCGCTTTATTATTTTTATATATAAACGTAAATAATTCATCTATCAACCTAACTGATTTAATATGTATTAATTTTTCTCTAGTATATTCTTCCATTTTTGCAATAATCT